CCGTGAAGCTGGCGGTCGGGTCCATCAGCTCCGAGCGGAGCTTGTGAGCCTGCTCGCGAAACTCGTTCGCGGCGCGGTTCTTGGAAACAAGTGGGGCCTTCATGGTAGTCAGTCTCTCTTACTTGGGTAGGACGAACGATGATCGCACCGCCTTGATGCGATCCTCCATCTTGGCGTACCGTGCCGTGCTGTCCGTCGAGGTGGGCGTATCCAACACCACGGGGGCGTCAGACGAAGCCGTCTCGGTCATGGTAGGCGTGGGCTTGTACGTGTCCAGCAATGCCATCCGTGCGTCGTCGGAAAGCGCATCCAACGCGGCACGAGCGGCAAGTAGCAGGAGTTCATCGTCCGTGCGCTCGGGCGACTCCTCCTCCTCCAGTTGAGCGGTCGGGCTGACCGTCTCCATTTCATCAGCGCGAGCCGCCGCGATTTCAGCGCCCGGCACGGCGGGCATCGGGGTGATGCTCACCTCGCGCAGTTCAATCTCGGTGAAGCGCTCGACCGGCTTGCCATTGACCGTCACCATCTCCGAGGCACGCGGGATGAACCCGATGCTGAACCCAGTCGAGGCGCCGCTTGCCAAGACCGCCTTGACGTACTCGAGCGCGGCCCGTCCGTCAGCCGTGTCGAAGATGTCGGCGGTCATGACGAGCGCGTCCCCCATATCCTGCATCTCGGTGACTACGCCAACGTGCGCCTTTGAGGTGCGTTCGTGATCCATCAGGAGCGGAACTTTGCGAGCCGCGACCTTGTTGTTGATGGTCCGCTTGGCAGACTCGCGGGCGAACATCGTCTGGTAGCTGTCCACCACCTCGTAGGTCAGCGCCACGCCCGACACGCGCCCAGCGATACCGGGCGGGAGGTCAGACTCGGCTCGGATCTGCGGGGCGGCTTCGGTCAGGTGGTAGCGCGTGGACTTCATCGGGTTACTCCGGGTCGGCCTTTGGCAACTGCTCGGTGAGAACCGCTTCGAGGGCCTGTACGCCTTGTGCAACCTCGGCATACGGGCGGCTCCGCATATAGTTGAGAATGCCAACCGCGAGGGCGGAGGGGATCGTGACGGTCTGCGGGGTCTCGGTCATTGGGCCTCAAGGAAGGGTAAGGGAACTGCCGTGGAAATATAGAGCAGGGTGATCTTCCGTGCCTAATACGTCATGCCGACATTCGTGGGACCAGAGGGCCGTATTCTCGGCGTGGGCTTTGAGGACGACGATCACGCGGCTGTGCTTCCAATACTTGCCCCAATGGTTCGAGCCGTCGGGGAAGCGGTCGCCCTGATAGACCCCGTAGCGCAGTCCCTCGGGGTTCGCATACGCCGCCGCCGTCCCGCGACCCGTGACGATGGCGTGCTGGGTCCACCAGAGGGCGTCAATCGCCGCACGGTCAGCGACCGGAAGCACCGTCTTGCCCCAGTCGAGCGGCTCGGCTTTCGGCCCCAACCCGAAGGCACGAAGCACCTGCCGCCCGATGCCCTTCAGCCAGTTCAGCATTACGCTTCCAGCGCGGCGACCCGCGCACGAAGGGACTGCACCTCGGCAATAAGCAACGGGACCAATACCGCGTGGTCCATCTGCTGATAGACAGGTACCTCGCGGACGCCCATCACCGCCTCGGTAATCACATTGCCATCCTCGTCCTTCTCGGCTGGCGTGACCTCGTACGACTCTTCCCGCACAGCGTCCTTTTCGCCCGTCACCGCATACGGCGTGACCGCCTGCGCTTCGTGGGCTACCAGCATCGGACGAGCAATCGTCGCCCCGTGCATCTTGCCCATATAAACCTGAAGCGCGTCAATCGTCTCGCCTGCGTTTTTGATGGGGCCGATGATGTCCTTGGCACGGTAGTCAGAGGTCGTGTTATACGCGACTACGCCGCCTGTCCGATTGTAGGTAATAGACCCGCGCAGGGTTCCAGAGCCACCCTCGGTGTAGAACTCGACAAACTTATTGTCACCACTAGTAGCCTGATTCCACGCCTGAAATGACGCGGTCCCAACCGATGCTACCGTACCATTGATTTGCCCACTTGCGTTCAGGTAGCATCCAGCGTTTGATGCAGACGTTGTTCCTACAGCGAAATCGCCCCCCGCCGTGATGCGGGCGCGTTCGGTTTCAGCGGTGCCAAACACAAGTGGATATGACTGTCTAATACTGACGTACCCACAGTTATTTGCAATGCCCTGTACAGTTCCACCGGACGCATTAAATCCAATCGTCGTGTTGGCTACGCCAGCCGCTGTTACGGCAAGTTGCGAATTTGTTGAGGTGCCGGAAATATTTACAGCACCCGCACCGGGGTCAGCTGTTGATCCAATTGACAAGCCGCCGCTGGCATGAAGCGTCATCGCCTGCGTGAACGTGATGGCGTTGCCTGCGGTGCCGGTGGGGGCCACAAACCACTTGTGAGCGGCGCTTGGTGACGTAGCTTGTTCGTAACTTGCGGCGGCGATGCTTTCGATATATTTCCAACTTCCGTTATAAAACGCATTAGTGGAAACCACCGTTGCGGCGTTTGGACTGCCATCAGAATATGAAGCAAACGCACTGCGCTGGCTCTGAAGCACCTTGAACACCGTCCACGCACTCGGCGTCACCCCGAGGCCGAGGTTGCCGGAACCCGTGAGCGTCATCCGCAGGTTGGTACCGCCACCATAAAACAACAGGCCATCGCCACCAGCGATATGGAACTCGTCGTTGCCTTCGTGAAAGAATCGCAAGCGAGGCGCATCAGCGGCAGTCGAACTACTGCTACGAAGACGAGCAACCGCCGCCGTATCTACCACATCAAGCCGCACTGCCGGACTCGCCGTCCCGATGCCCACGCGGTTGTTCGTGCTATCGACCTTCAGCGTCGAGGTATCCACCGTCAGGTCGCCGCTGACCGTCAGCGAGGACAGGGTGCCGACCGAGGTAGCCGCCGCCGCTACACTGGCGCCGTCTATCCGGAAGTTACTTCCGGAGCGGGCCACCACGTACTCGTCGGTCGCCTGTGATGCACCGCCGTCCGTCAGTTGCGAGATCTTGAGGTCTGCCAATGGTCTATCCTCTTACGCTGGTTCGTCGCTGTACGCCAACACACAGCGGCAGTTGATCACTTCGGACGCCGACCCTGACGGATCGAGCGGATACATCAGACCGTTCGTGAACGGCGTGTCAATGCGAATACGGCCCTGCGCCATGCACGCGGTGTGGCTCTCGCGGGTCTCGGCATCCGAGAACGCCAGCCACTCCTTGCTCTGGTATAGGTCGCCCATCTCCTGCGCCTGATCCCACGACCCCTGCGACAGCGCCCCCGCCGACTCCGTGCGGGCAATAGCCGTGGAGCGCGAGGTCACCTTCTCCTCCCCATACACCGCTCGGCTGACCAGTCGGGCCGTCTCCGTTACCGTCAGCCCCCCACGCTCGGACGCCTCAATGACTGCCAAGACTTCCTTCGCGGTGGTGTCGCCAATCAGTTGCGAGAGCCGCTGGGTGCGCTTGCGGATCGCCTCACGGACGCTCTGGACCGACCGCCCGGTCAGCCCCGCCTCGACCGTATCAGCGGCGAGGTCCGCCCCAACCCCTGCCACCTCGGTCGCGCCGAAGGCATAGCTCTTGGAGACGAGCGGGGTGAAGGACTCGCGCCAGTTCTCCTCAAGCGCCCCGCCCGGCGTATAGGCCGCACGGACCCGCGCACGAGCCTCGGCAAAGCTCGGAGCCGTCGAGATGGACTTGGTGACCTTCGGGCGCTCTGCCCTGAAAAGGGCTTCTGCCGTGGCCTTGTAGGTCTGCTCGGTGCGGTCGAGTTCGGCGTTGGCGCGTTCCCAGATCCCGCGCTTCCGCATCATCGCATCGTCAGGCTCGCTTCGATCCTTGAGCGCGTCCTTCGCCTCGCGGATGACCTTTCTCATATGGTCTAGCCCTCGGTCACCGACCGCAAGCCACTTGATCTGCGCCACGACCCCGGCAAGCTGGAAGTCGCCACGGTGCCGGGCAATCCACGCCTCGCGCAGACGGATGGCGTTCTCCTCGGCCTCACCGTCAGGGACGCCACCTCGCTTGGCAATCGGGGCCAGCTTACGGAACTGCTCGTTGCCCTTGACGTTGCCGCCCTTTGACCAGATCTCGGGGAAGTTCTCTTGCAAGTCCTCCGCCTCACCGACGGGGAACAGGGCGTACTGCGAGTTGCGGAGCGTGACCTTCTTGTCGTTGCCGTCCTCGGGGAAGTTCGTGACCTCCTCGGCGCGGGATTCGTCCTCCTCCTCGTCCTCGTCGCTTTCTTCCTCGTCGGCCTCCTCCTCCTCCAACTCCTCCGACTCGCCTTCTTCCTCCTCGTCCTCCTCGACCTCACCCTCGCTCTCGGGCTTGGACGGAGCCTCTTGGTTCATCGGCTCGTTGTCCGTGGCGGGCGGCTGGTCGAGGATGGTTGAGGGGTCAATGACCGCGACCGCGGCAGGGATGAGGTCGCGCCCCATCACCTTCAGCAAGCTGTCCGTCGGCTCGGGGAGCGGCGAGAGCTTGATGGCCCGGCGGCTCTCCTCCCACGTGCGAAGCCCCGCGTCGAACTCGGCCCGCACGCGGGTCGAGGTCTCGGTGTCGTTCTCAACGAGATCGCGCAGGATGTCATGGTCGTAGGTGACCCAGACATCGCCAAACTCGGGCGCGAGCCAATGGTTGAGTTCGTCCTCAAAGGCCGAGAACAGCGGCTCGATGGTGTGTTGCACCAGACGCGCACGGGCTTCAGCGTACTGAATGCCAGACAGCCCACCGTCGCTCGACGCCGAGCCAATGCCAATCATGCGCGGGTCCACGCCGAACGCCGCGCAGATGTCCTCACGCGAGACCCGGCGGAGGTCAGGGAACTCGAGGTCCGACAGCGTGAAGCCGAGCGGCTTGATGTCCTTGACCGCGCCGAAGAAGGCCGGGACGCCGCGCTTGCCGCGATCCACCACGCGGGCCGTGTAGCGGTCCTGCATCGCCACAGCGTCCTCGGTCGTGGCCTCGTCCGACATGATGACCGCAAAGGTCGGCGTGCCGTCGTTGGTGACCACCTGCCGCACATACGAGGTAGCCTCGTTGTCCGCCAAAATGGATCCAATCGCGGTCGCGCCACGCGGATACCCAAACACGTCGGCCTCAAACGGACGCCCCATCTCCAAGTCGCGGAAGTGGAGCATATCCTCGGTCAGCACGTTGACGATGATGCCAGCCCAGTTCGCGTAGTCGTACCGGCGCGGGTCGCCTTCGGTGTCGATCCAGACCTGTTGCATCGACTCGGCATTGACCGGGCGAAGCGCGACCGGCGGGCGGTTCTCGCTCGGGCGCTCCATCACGAAGAACGAGTTGCCGTAGCCCAAATAGTCCACGGCGAACTTGGCGCGGAACTGGCGGGCCGTGAACCGAGGGCCGGGGTAATCAAGGAGCTTCTGGAGCGGGTTGTCCTCGGGAACGCGGGACTCGTAGTTGCCCTTCTCCTTCAGCACCACCAGCGGCACGGAGGCTACGATGTCAGCCACGACGCGGATGCACGCATGAACGACGGGGTGGGCGTTGAAGCCCTGCACGCGGATCGTGCGCCCATCGCGGCGGTACTCGCTCGGGTCCGCTGTACGGACCAACTGCATCTGCTGTATGCCGTTGGGGAAGTTGGGATACGTCACCGGCATGATGGAACGGGTGGACTCACCGCTCCCTGACAAGGCGCGTAGCGCATCGCTCACGCGCAACAGTAAGGACTTGCGATCGGACAAATGATGGCCCCGCGTTAGGAGTCTGCCACGCACAACACTAACGCGAAAGCAAGCAACGGCGCAACCCCTTACACGACAAACACCGACGGCCCCTTCTTGATAAGGGGCGCTAACGCATACCGCACGGCGTCCCAGACGTGATCGTTGCCGCTGACCAGATGCGGCAGAACCTCGTCGGTGCGGGGGTCGGTCTTGTAGCGCCAGAGCCGGGCTTCCTCGATGGCTCGCTTGCAACGCGGGTGGATCACGATGTCGGTGTAGGAGCGGAGGTGCTGGATGCCGTCTTGCACGGACCCCGACCACTTGGGTGCGCCCTCGCATCGGAACCCGCGCTTCTTCATCTCGGCTATGGTCTCGGGCCGCGCCGAGTCCGCTCGAATGACAAAGGCCCGCGCATCAGGTACGCTGTCAAAGGCGCGGACAAGGGCGTCTGTATCCAACTGGATACCGCCCGCTTCGTAGTCGAGGTAGAGCCGGTTGTCGTGCGTGTAGCATTTGATGAGGACGGTGGGGTCGTGCGAGAAGCCCCAGTCCGCGCCGAAGTACGGACCCTGCCAGCCCTTCTCGGGCGTGAAGTCCATCACCCGCCACTTGCCTGCCAAGACCTGCGCGTCCGACCGCGCCCACGGCTTGCCGCCCCAGACGTGCGCGTGAGCCTCGGGATCGGCCTTGAGCAGAGCGTCTGCCTCCTGCTTTAGCACGGCAGGGAACCACGGGTTGTCCGTGTAGCTGACTTTGCGGACGATGGACCGCTCGGGCGTCTTGACGATGTAGCGTTGATAGGTGCTGTCCGATTCCATCGCCGGGTTGAACGTCACCCAGATCTCGGAGTTGTCCTTGCGGATCGTGGGGATGAGGGTGCGCCAAGACGTATCGCTCACGG